CGACGCATTATGTCGAGGGTCGAAGCGGGAACTCTACCAACGGTGGCACCGGAGGCAATACCGGCAGGTCAGTTCTGGAGGGAACAGCAGCATCTCCCACATTCCCCGGCGCAAATTCCAACACTGGTGATATCACGTCCAACAACCGAGGGTTCGTATGGCTCGACGGTGTCCGCTACGGATCACCGGGCGCAGGTGGTCGAGGCAACTGGTATGACTCCGCTGATGGCGGCGGTCGAGGCAGCAACCAAGGTGGACCTCTCGACGCATTAGACAACCAAGGCGGTGGCGGTGCTGGCGCTGGTGGTAGTGCAGGCGGTGACGGTGGTAGCGGAATCGTAATTTTTAGGATCGTGCCAGTATGAAAATCTTCACCCACATAGACGACTCCAACACCGTGACCAACATCGCCGTGTTCGACGACGACAACACTCCCGATGACTTGGACTGGTCTGGTTGGTCAGAAACAGAAGCATCACCCGGTGACACTTACGTCCCCGACGCTGCCCTCTTCTACAGCCGCAGCCCACACACCGGATGGGTGCTAGATGAAAACTATGAATGGCAGCCCCCGGCAGACAAGCCGTACCCGGAAGGATTCGGGGAACCACCTTGCACGATGGCTTGGGATGATGACTTAGGCGATTGGGATGAGAAAACCCCATCCGAAAGCTAATGAATATTGTTGATGCTCCCGGCAAAATCAATACCGGACGGCCACTAAAACCCTTCGGAATAGTCGTACACCACACCGCCTCCAACCGCAACGCCGACCCCGACAACGTGATCGCAATGTGCGTACGAGGCGTCAACAAAGTACCTGGACCTTTATACAACTACCTCATAAAACGTGATGGCACCATTGTCAAGTTGACTGCTGAGAACGTGAAAGCCAACCATGCAGGTCGAGGGCTCCAAAGTGTGTTGACTCGCACCCAAAAAAACCTTCCTGTTTTGGGAAACGCTAAGAGCGCAGGAAAGATTACAGCTAACGCCCGTTTTGTAGGAGTATCTCTTATTAATGACGGGTTGGGTGAAGATGTACCTGAAGCTCAGATGGAAGCGTTAGTTAGTTTGTGTGCTTTTCTGTGCGACGGACACCAATGGAACCCTGGTTGCGCTGTGATAGGTCACAAGGAGTGGACCTCTAGGAAGGTTGACCCCTCGTTCTCTATGTCAGAGCTACGTGGAATGATTCATCGGCGCATGGTCACAGATATTCCTACAATGATTTTACCTAAAGAACCATCAGATGGAATGGTTCCGTTCCCCGGAACACTACGCAAAGGATCGAATAGTCAGGCTGTTGTTCATGTTCAACGAAAGATAGGTGCATTAGCTGACGGCATTTTTGGGCGTGGTACACTCGCCAAAGTAAAACAATGGCAGCGAACCAAAGGGCTCGTTGCAGATGGCGTGGTCGGTCCCAAGACTTGGGCGGCTATGCAGATACGGAGACAAGAAGTTGTTCAACCAGCGTTTTATTAAAGATTCATTAGAGCGTGGAGTATCCACGTTTGCTCAGGCTTGGGCTGCCGCTATGGCTATCCCTGGTCCTGATTGGGGTGACTCCTTAAAGATTGCGGGAGTTGCCGCACTTATTAGTATTGCTAAAGCTATCGCTGCTACAAAGGTGGGCGATCCCGAAACGGCGTCACTTAGCGGTTAGGAATGAGGTTGTTCTGTGACGCAATATCGTCAACCAGGAGTTGTATATAGGGCATCGGGCGTCGCTTATGGGACGCCTACGACTATTACCCCTGCGACTATTGCGTGCACAGCAACAATCCCAGTTGATTTCCAGTTTGAATACCGTCAATCTGGGCAGGCTTACAGAAATAGTTACACCTATCGTCAAGGAATCATAACCGGCAACGCCTATCTGGTTGTTGCTACGCCTGCAACTATTGGTGTTACTACTTCGATCACGGCTGTAGGTGGGATACCGATCACGGTTACCCCTGCAACTATTGCTGCTTTGGCGGCGTTCCCTGCTGTCGATATTGATGCTAACTATGTTGAGTTAGCTGGAGGCATAACTGTCACGGGCGCTGTGCCTGCCCCTACGATCGTTACAGGGGCTTTACTGACAGTAGCTACGATTGCTGCTGTCGGCGGCATTGACCCAATCACCGGTGTAAACATTGTTGCACCTGCAACTATCCTGTGCGTAGCCACCGTCCCAGATGCGACTCAGGAAACCCACGTAACCCCAGCAACAATAGTTGTTGACCTCACAAGTGATGGGGCGAGACAACTCTATACGTTCTATCCTGGTGCCACCGCTATCGTTCCACCTGTCGGACTATACAACAGACCTACTGTGGCTGCGTATGCGTTAGCTCGGTTCTATCCGCCAAGGCCACGTGCCGGGAACCTATACATTATTAACGGAACATCGGTACAAGATTACCTCCCAGTAGATACCACAACAGTTACACGATGGCTTCTCGGCGGTCACTTCCCACCCACAGATCTAACATCTAGTGAGATATCATTACTAGAAGCTAGTGGCTATCCCATTGATGTAGGAGCAGGTGTTTCTTAATGCCCGTATATGTTTACCGTTGTCTCGACTGCGGTCTATCCCTTGACGTGCGTCACTCGTTTGAAGAGACATATCAAGGAGACTGCGAAGGGTGCAGTGGTGTAGTACGCAAACACTTTGGGCAAGTACATATCTCTGCGTCAGCTACGCCTACTCGTGGGGTTCACGATGGTAAAGCTATCGACTGGGATGGAACTAAAACTAAAGAACAAAATAAAGATAGAGATATGGCAGCCTATAAACGGCTTCGCTCGGAAGGTCTTCATCCTCCCTCTATAGATGGGGCTGCTGATCTTGAAACTCGGGCCGGAAATAAATGGGAAGTTAAAGCGGGACACATTATTAAAGAGGGGAATCGAAAAAAGGCTGAGTCACAGTTGCAGGAGATTTTGGAATGACAACACAAATATGGGTTGATGAAACTCGTGACATGCTTCTGTCGGGGTATGTCGAAGAACTGGATTTAGTGGTGACTGCTCCCATTCCAGCGACTACCGGCACGGAACTAGTGGTGCAGGGCATTGCTTCCTCCATTGTTAAAGGCGTTATCATTGAGGTGAACACCGAGTTGATGTACGTCACTTCGGTCACCTCGACCACGATTTCTGTGATGCGTGGCTACGGTGGTTCCACTGCTGCTACCCACATTGCTGGCGATCTAGTGCGTGTCTCTCCTAAGTTCCCTGCTCATCGAATCATTTCTTCTCTTAATGATGATCTTGCCGATATTTGTTCTCCTGCTAATGGCATGTTCCAAATACGTGTTTCTACATTTACTTATAATGGGGGAGTTGCGGGCTATAACTTAGATACAGATGACGGTTCAGGAGGCGCTTATACAGTTGATTCTGTTTACGAAGTAACTCATGCTGCTGTTGGAGTGTTAGCTAACGAACCTGAAATAATTTCGTGGCGACTTAAACGAGATCGAGATACTGGGTCGTTTGCAAGCGGTAACGCTTTAATTCTTTATGATGGCGCTATACCTGGGAGAACAGTAAGAGTTCTATACAAGTCACCTCTTACACCTATCTCTACTACAGATCTGACACTTGACCGATCGCTTACAGGTTTAGCGACAAGTGCTTACGATCTACCCCCTCTTGGTGCAGCTATGGCATTGATGACTACTCGACCTATCCGTCGAGAGTTCCTTGACGCCCAAGGCACCTCACGTATGGGTGAAGAAGTGCCACCCGGCGCTATCTCCGCGTCGTTCCGTGATCTTATGGGGCGACGGCGAGCCCGTCTTGAAGCTGAAACTTCTCGTCTGGTTACACAATACCCGCAACAATGGTCACGTCATTCTGCTGTTGGTAACAGTATGTGGGGTTATGGGCGGTGAGTTTTAATGCCGAGTCGCTGCCAGTTGAATTGAATGGTGTCTCGTACCTTGTAAACGCTGCGTCCTATCGGCGGACAACTGTCCCTGTTTCTCGTGAACAACGAGATAATAGTAGAGAACCAGGTGAGAATACTTTAGATACGACTGGTGCGTGGGTGAGATCCCAAACCGATTGGGAGTATGGGGCGGGCCAACGATACTTGGATGATGAAGATTCGGATAGGCGACGGTTTGATAGTTCGACTGGTATAGATATTTGGACTCAGGGACAGATGACGTTGCTCCCTACGACTGAAACTCCCGGCGCATTACCAGCAACTTCATTCATAGCTGGTGAGATACTTGTTGACCGAGTAGTCCAGTCTTCTACTGGTACTGAGTTTCTTTATTGTGCTAATGGTGTAACCCTTTCTTATACCTCTAACCCATTAGCCGGAACTCCTACTTGGGCGACAGCGTTCACAAGTGGAACAACTATTACCAGCTTCACAAGTGACGGCCAGTACATATATGTTTCTTCTGCCGGAGCGACATTACCTGAACGCCTCACTATTGGTACAGCAACAGGTACTTGGCCCGGTACAGCAGAGGATGTCAACCTTATTAGCGTCGCAGCAGGCCGTCTAATTGGTGCGAAAGACAATTCTATTTACGAACTGGATGCCGCAGGTGCCAAAGCCACATCATCACTCGACTACTCTTTACCTCTTG